CACGACTATGGTTATCTTTACTATCATACAAAATACAAAAAATGGTATGAGTATGAAGGATCATGGAATTCAATGTTCCCTGATGAAGTTAGCTTTGTTTACTACTGGACTGATGCTGATCCTAGTGGTTGGGTTGACAATGACCCTCCTAGCGTTCAACTACGTAAACTAAAAGAAGAACACAACGTAGCACTAGAATCTGCCTACAAAGATGTGTTGATTGCGATTGACAAGTACAACATGATTAAAGAGTTGGTCAAATAATGTTTATTCATACTTACGATGAACACTGGAATGAAGGGTGGGTAGTAGCCGCATTCCCACAGCCGCACAAAGTTGACAAAGTAGTAGAATTGAAACAATGGTGCAACAATGCTTATGGTCCACCAGGTGAACGGTGGAAGGACGATATTGTCTACGGCGAAGTTTGTTTTCAAGATAGAAAAGATTTGATGTTGTTTTTGTTAAGGTGGCAATAATGAGATATATGACTGACAATGAATTTATTGATTACTGTTTGAAGTTTGAAACAGACCCTAAGATTGTTCGCTTGGCTAAGATCATGGACAACATGCCTGGGTTTATTCTAAACTCATTACAAGATGCAGGCATGGATCGTGAGACATGTTTGTTTGAAAACGAGTACGACCCTGGACAATACGTTCGTCACTTAGAAAGTGAAATTGATTATCTCAACACTGAGATATCTGGTTTGCGGGAACAACTAGCAGAGCGTGAAACATTGACGGTGTCTGAGCTTATCAATGAACTCAGAGATATTGCTATGGGCGCAAACCGCAGAGCAGAAATGTACCTTGATGACAGAAACCGTTCGGATGAACAGCGTAAAGAAATGCAACATAAACTTGACATGTGGGCGATATTGAACCGATGAAAACACTTGACATAGACAACCTACTACGAAAATTTGTAGGTGGATATACTTTCAACAAAACATATTGGCCCTATGTCATGGAGATTTCTGTGAATGATTATGATAAGGCTGAACGATTCTGTTACGACAATTTTAGAAGTCGCAACTGGCGTCGCCAAGGCCCATACTTTGGTTTCAAGCGTAAAGAAGATTACGAGTGGTTTGTATTGAGGTGGTCATGAGTAGTTTGATGGAAGATTTAGATCAATTGATGATGCCCTACAGATGTAAGTTTGATAAGGCATTGACAACAGAAAGCTGGCACGAATGGTATGTTTGGATGAACGACACCTACGATATGGATGCTTGGTATATCGAAAAGAATGAAGTTTGGTTCAAACGAGAAAAAGACCTTACATTATTCATGTTGAGGTGGCTATAATGGAATATTTTTGGTCAGACGGTGGAAACAACAGACCTTACTTTATCTATAGATTTAAAGTAAAGAAAGTAAGGCGTCCAATGTCACTTTGGGCTAATGAGTATCCTAGTCTAGGACCGTTTAGTAGATATCATGTTGAGTGGGCAAGCGTATACAACAGAGACTATGATGTGATTCAGTTTGAGTCTAGCGAAGCAGCCAAAATCTTTAGAATCGCATTCGCAGGTGAGTATGAAGATATCACTATGAAAGAATATAGGATTGATTGAAGTACACATTTTGGATCTCAATGCCACTGAGATATCAAATATCGTAAATGATTTGAAAAGTCGAGGACATCAATTACATGTTGATTTTGACTTTGCTTACCATCCACCCAAATATGATAACATGAATGCACTAATAGTGTATAATAAACGTGTAGTATTCAAGTTTTATAAAGAAGAATTGGCAACATGGTTCAGCTTAATGTATCAGTAGAAGATGAAATCACAGAAGTCCTCGCTAAAGAGATTCAACAAGAAATAGACAATGAGATTATGCTTGATATGCTAACGACCACTGGTTGGACCTCAGTCAAATATCATTATACGGACCAAAAACATGCTGTTGATGTACAGGAATGGTGTAATGAGGTGGTTACTGGTTCAGCTAATTGGTTGCGTATAGGCTCACATTATGCGTTCAGTAGAAAAGAACATGCAGAATGGTTTATATTACGATGGCTATAAACTGGGGTCGTAGTTTAGGATGGAATATTGATAACAACATCATCGTGGGAACAGACGGAGAATATTACCTACGCTGGGGTGATAAGGAAAAGAAATTGGATTACCGGATAGTTACTGACGGTGCAGATTGTTACCCGTGGCATGAATATTTTGCTATTCTACCTAGAAAGACAGTTACTGGTAAACGAATTTTCTGGGAGAAGGCATACAAGCGTAGAGTGTGGGTAGTATGGGGCACAGGTTTTCATATGGAACCTGAAGTTCAGTATGCCACAGCATTTGATTTATTGACATACGATGATAAAGATACCTTTAAGGCATAACACACTCACGCCAGAGCAAGAACAATGGCTGATGAAGAACGTCGGTCCTAAAATGCACCACTTACATAACAGTATAGGCGGACAAGGTTGGATAGTCAAAAACGAATGGGAACCTAGTATGGTGCAGAAGCAATGGTATCTCACACTAGAAGATGACAAACTCGCCACATTCTTTACAATCAAATTTTCGTCATGACCTCTATTCCACCTATCAAAGATTATGATGACGATGATCCTAATATAGATTTTCGCAAGAAACGATGGGACTATTGGACCGCATTGAAAAATATTCGTAAAGAATATATGCAGGATACTGCTAGTGGTGAGTTTGATGCGTTTGATTTCGAAGATTACATTGAAGCTAACTATGGCATCAAGATGAACATAGTAGATGGCAACATCACAGACGGATACAAAATCATGGACGAAAAGAAGTATCTGATATTTTTACTGAAATACCAATGAGCAATCCATTTGAAATACTAGATGTAAACAAAGACTGGGCCGTTGTATGGCCCTCATTTGATACCATGTTCACTGACAAAATGAAATTCGATTTACTTGACCTTGTGTTTGAGGAAGTAAATTGTCACGAAGTTGGATTGGGTATGGTTGAGATAGACGATGATGGTAAGAAGGATTATACTATCATGTGGGTCAAACAAGATATTTGGTTCAACGATTTGACCGATGAATATACAAGATACTTGTACAAGTATTACCACATTGGTGGTGCTGTATTTCACGAACTGAAAGAAGCAGAACAGTTTAAAGAAATCTTAGAAAAGAGATATGCATGGCAATTACTCAAGGAATAAATGGCACATTCTTCCCATATCAAGAGATTGAAGAAGTAGAACCAATTTACTTTCGCAAACTTAAAAAGACCATACTAGTTGACAACGTATGGGAAGATCGTGTATTCTATGAGATTACACAGTTCCCTATGGGTAGACAAAATACTATGAGTTGGTTAAGTAAAACATATGGACAGTTCAAGTATAGCGACACCTGGTGGACTACTGTTAATGGAATCGTTATGAACGAGAAAATCTATACTCACTATAAATTAATGGAATAACTATGGCATTAGATGTAATGATCGATATTGAAAGTTTAGATACTAGCCCTGACTGTGTGATACTCACAATCGGGGCAGTATTGTTTGATCCTCGCGGTCAGGGCATCGTTGATAAGATTGAAATTCGTCCTACGATTGAGGATCAAACAGAAATTTACAACCGCACTATCAATGATGCTACAATGGAATGGTGGGCCAAACAGTCTCCGGAAGCAATCGAAGAAGCAATGGGAGATAGAGACCGTGTTTCTTTCAAAGAAGCAATGGATCAACTATATCACTTCTGTTGGAATCGTGCTAAAGGTGCATGGAGTAACGGCGCAAGCTTTGACGTTGTGGCAATGGATCATGCATGGCGACAACTAGGAAGAAACACCCCATGGAACTTCTGGGATATCAGAGACACACGAACATTGTATGATATCACTGGCGTTAAATTAAAAGATGGCGGACATGTAACAAGTCACAAGGCAGTCGAAGATGCTGAACGACAGGCTATTGTTGTACAGCAAGGATATGTTAAATTAATGAAAGCAGGATTGGTGCAACCACGATGAAACTCAATGCAGACATTGACATTGACTTTGGCGATAGAGAACAGTTACTCAAACTGATTCCTCACACACGTGCGGCTATGCGTAATGCTAAACCTATTCGCCATCATGCTACTGGGGTATATGTAACAGATATTCCATATGATCCTGTACATGATATGGCTAGCATCGATTATGTTGAAGCAGAAAAACGTGGGTATTTTAAACTAGACTTACTGAATGTTCATGTATATCAGCAAGTACGTGATGAAATGCATTTAGTTGAATTAATGCGTGAACCTGACTGGTCTAAACTCAACGATAAACAGTTTGTAGAAAAGTTGATTCACTTGGGTAATCACTATCAGAGTCTACAAAAGATGCCAGAACCAGTCAATAGCATCCCTAGATTAGCTATGTTTCTAGCATTGATTAGACCATCAAAGAAGCATTTGATCGGTAAGCCCTGGAAAGAAGTCGCAAAGACTATCTGGGATAAAGGTGATGACGGATATCACTTTAAGAAAAGTCACTCATTGGCCTACGCACATTTAGTCGTAGTTCACATGAATTTGCTTATGGCATCCGACGCACAAGCGTAATACTTCTACGCTTAGTCCTACGTTTATGTAGCTCACTGATGCTACATGCAGGACCATGTACAATCGTCAATGTTTTGTTGTGGAATGTACGTAAATAGGGCTTGAAAATAGCCCATTCGTCCTTAAGAAACAAGTTGATTGGTATCAATCGGTTAGATTCCCACCACCAAATATCCCCTAATTCTAGGAACTTTTCCTTAATTAGAGGGTCTACTATAGCACCATAGTCGTATATTGTAGTGACAACATCATCCCTATTTTGTACGATTCCTACATAGTCCTGATTGGCATAGGAACATATAGTTATGAACGGGTGGTTTTCACTTAGTTTCTTAAAAAATTCGTTTTGAATCATTGTTGTTATGTTTACCGAAATATTTATCATCGGTTAAAACCGTATTATATTTTGATAAATATCAGTATGTACTCAACTCAAGTTTTCGTCTATACACAGCGACAGATCGTTGTACTTTTAACTGGATTTTCCCCTAGGAGCTATATGCCTCAGTATGCTAAACCTTTAACTCTACACAAGGGTGTAGATAATCAACTACAATTTCAATTCCTTAACCAAGAACAAAAGCCAGTGGATATCACTGGTAAAGAAATCACATGTCGTATTATCAGCTATGAGGGTAACAAGGTACTATTGCGTAAAGCATTGACACTACAGTTGCCATTGACTGGTATTGCTTCATTGTATGTTGCACCTGCTGAGATTGAGGACATTGACACACAAAGATGCTATTATTCATTAGAGATTCCGGTCGGTGAATTTGATTTCCCTGTGTTTGTAGATCAAAACGCTGGTGCCCGTGGCGATATAAACATTGTTAACAGCGTGTTACCTAGCTTTGTACCAAGTATGCAAGTTAGTATCCCTGATGGACAAGCATATGCTAATACAAATTGGCTATCAAATAACTATGTTACTCCAAACCCTAACAGCACAGTCTATTATAGCAGTGTTGTATCTACCAATGATAACCCAGTTATGACGTGGCAAGCTACATTTGCTGATTTCTATGGAAACGTATTCATTGAGGGTTCTACAGTGGGTGACGCAGATTGGTATGTCATCGGTGATGTACATGATTATGTAGACCAAACATCCACAGAGGGTTACACTATTCGCGGATACCATCCTTTTGTCCGTATGACCTTTGTAAGTAACGCAGGTGTGGTCACCAATCTTTGGACCAGATAAACCAATACTATTGTAAAGTGTAACAGTTTTTGTTATACTAACTAAATGTTCGATATTCTGTCTATAATTCCAGGCAAGAGAAAACTCACGGGTAGTGGCTGGCATAGCTTCAATGCTGTATGCTGTCATCACCGCGGGCATAGTACGGACAAACGTCAACGTGGTGGTATAAAGTTTGACGGGCAAACTAATTGGTCATATCATTGCTTCAACTGTGGTTACAAGTGTGGCTTTCAGTTAGGTAGACCTATCAGCAAAAACACAAGACAAATGTTAATCTGGTGTGGCGTAGATGATCCGCAGATTAGCAGATGGAGTATGGAAAGTGTTCAGCAAAAAGACTTTGTTGATTTGACACCCAAGAAAAAAGAAAAGAAAATCAAGTTCAAGGACCATACACTTCCTGATGCCGAACTACTTGACCAAAACAACGAAAAACACAAAGTATACATAGACTATCTGAACCGTAGGGGTATAAGTAGTAATGAATATCCCTTCATGGTTACACCCAACGACATTGGTCGCATGGGGAATCGTATCATCATCCCATACACATACAAGAACAAGATTGTAGGACATACAAGCAGGTTCTTAGACAACAAGATTCCAAAATACATTAACGAACAACAACCAGGTATTGTGTTCGGTTATGACTTTCAGAAACCAGAGAACAGTGTTTGTATTCTCGTTGAGGGCATATTCGATGCGTTGAGTTTAGGTGCATGTGCTTTGACACACAACACAATCAGCGATGAGCAAGCTGAACTATTGGCGCAACTAAATCGAAAAATTATTTTTGTTCCAGATCATGATAAGACAGGTCTAGAGACATGCGACAGAGCATTAGAACTAGGCTATAGTGTTAGTATTCCCAAGTGGGATGATGATGTAAAAGATGTGAATGATGCAGTTGTTAAGTATGGCAGACTACCAACACTACTAAGCATATTAGAATCTGCAACAATGAATAAGATAAAAATAGAAATACAAAGGAATAGAATTGTCAGAAAATTACAGTAAAGAAATGCAACTAGCATTGTTGCGTACAATGGTATCCGACGCGGAATTGTTTACACGTGTCATCAATATTTTTAATCCAGATAACTTTGACAAGACACTGAAGCCAGTGGCTACCTTGTTGAAAGAACACTCAGACAAATACAGAACACTGCCTGACATTGAAATCATCAAAGCAACCACAGGCGTTGAAATTGAATTAATCGATGAAGTCAAGAGTGACAGAAAAGAATGGTTTTTAGATAAATTCGAAGCTTTCACTAAGAAACAGGAACTTGAACGTGCGATTGTTAAAGCATATGAATTGCTTGAAGGCGGCAAGTTTGAATCAATTGAGAAACTGGTTAAGGACGCTGTTCAGATCAGTTTGACTAGAGACATGGGTACGGATTACTTTGACAGCCCATCTACACGATTGAACAAATATTTCTCTAGCGGTGGTCAAATGTCTACTGGCTGGCCTCAACTTGATAAACTATTGCATGGTGGGTTCAGTCGTGGTGAACTGAATATCTTTGCTGGTGGTTCAGGTTCAGGTAAGTCATTGGTTATGATGAACATTGCATTGAACTGGTTGCAGATGGGATTGAACGGTGTGTATATCACATTAGAACTTTCAGAAGAATTGACTGGTCTGCGTACTGATGCTATGTTGACTAACCGTAGCACTAGAGACATTCGCAAAGACATTAGCGATGCTGAACTGTTCATTAAAATGGTCGGTAAGAAGTCTGGTAAGTATCAGATTAAAGCATTGCCAGCACAAAGCAACATCAACCATGTTCGTGCTTTCTTAAAAGAGTTTGAGATTGCATCTGGTCACAAAATTGACTTTGTGATGATTGACTATCTGGACTTGTTGATGCCTGTTTCTGCTAAAGTCAGCCCAAGTGACTTGTTCGTTAAAGACAAGTATGTTTCAGAAGAATTGCGTAACTTAGCGAAAGAACTAGGTATGTTGATGGTTACTGCGTCACAGTTGAACCGTACTGCTGTCGATGAAATTGAATTCGATCATAGTCACATTTCTGGTGGTATTTCTAAGATTAACACTGCGGATAACGTGTTTGGTATTTTCACAAGTCGTAGTATGCGTGAACGCGGACAGTATCAGTTGCAGTGTATGAAATCTCGTAGTTCCACTGGTGTTGGACAGAAAATTGAACTGGAATACAATGTTGAGACAATGCGTATTTCAGACCCCAACCCTGAGGGCGAGACAAGTTATACCCCTAAACCTAGCCCTAACGATATTATGAGTAAGTTGAAGCCACAATCTAACGTAGTTTCTACTGAACCTATCATAGATCAGACTACAGGGGAAGTACTAGAACCTGTCAATAAGAAGGTTGTAGGTGACGTACAAGGGTCAAAACTCAAGAGTTTGCTCAATAGTTTAAAGAAGTAATTAACTAGTTTAGAATAAATACTATATCATGCAAAAACAAACTCGCAGCCTATTGGAAGAACTAGAATCCATCGGTAACAACCGTGATACTAGTCATATTATTGAAAGTCGCGGACATAATATTATTACCAGTGCTATCAATTTGATAGAAATGATTAACAAACACTATACTCCTGAACAGGCTGAGATTTTGGAGCGCAAACTATTAAGTGCTATCAAAAGCAAGGACCAATCTAGGTTCTCAAAGTCGTTGAGGAAAAACCGTGAAAATTAATGATATACAAGAATCAAAAGAATTAAATGAATTAGATTTAAGCCCATTGCTAGGCACATATGGCAATGCTAAATTAGGTTCTGTGATCGGTAATGAGCCCGGTGCCAAAGACGTTGAGAACAAAATGGCTATGGACTTGTTTGTTAAAAAGTTCACTAATAGTGCCGCGTCTGCAATTGAACAGGCTGTACAGAGTGGGTTAGTCAGTAAAACACCCGTACCTGCACAAGCACAAGCACAAACAACTCCTCAACCTGCGCAGGCAGAACCCGCACAAGCAAAAGCACAAAGTCCAGAAGAAATTCGTAAGCAGAAATTAGCGGCAAATGCTAAAGTTGCACAAGATCAAATGAAGGCTAACCTTGCTCCTGCAAAACCTGCTACGCCTCCTTCACCTGAGCAAATCAGACAGCAAAAACAGGCAGCTGCCGCTAAGACAGCACAGGGTCAAATGGCTCCGTTCAGCAAGCTTCCTGCAAATCAGCCAGCAGTACAAGCACAAAATATTAGACAACAAAAACAGGCAGCTGCCGCTAAAGCGGCTCAAGCACAGATGGCCCCTAAACAGGCTGCTCCCGTAAAACAAGCTCCTGTAGCTAACAAACAACCCCCTACATTCAACGCACAGAATGTAATGAAGTTGCCTGGTATGCAAAAACAGTTAGCTAAGAAGGCACCTGCATTAGCAGAGTCAACTAAATTTCACAAACTAAACAATCTGTTTGAGAGCATCGTACAAGAAGCAGGTCAACAGTCTATCAGTCAATACTTGATCGGATTCTTTAACAAGTTTATGAAGGGTGTTGATCCACAAGCAGTCAAGCAAGCAATGCCTCAAGTACAAACACTAGCTAAAGAAGCAGAAACTAGCTACCCTAAAATGGGTGGTCCTTTGACTAAATTAGCACAACTAGGATGGGCCGTATCACATCAGCAAGGTGAAGAAGAACCTAAGCAGGAACCAACACAGGAACCTGCACAAGCTCAAAATACGCCTGCCCCCGCAAGTTCATCGGATACATTAAAGCAAGTACAATCATTAATCAGCAAACTAGATGATAACGGTAAAAAGCAATTATTAAATCAATTGCAACAATCCATGAAAACACCTAGTCCAACAAAAGACGAACCTATTTCAGTAGGTGGTCAGACTATTGATCCAAGTGATCCATTGTATGCTAAGATGAAAGAAAAGTTAGCAGGTAAGTAAATGAATCTATCTGAATCATTATCACAATTGATGGGTAAAATAGACCAGTTGTCTACTGTTATTACAGAGGCAAAGGGGCATATGGATCACCCAGAAGATTTGGTATTGTTAGGTGGCGGACAAGGTGCAGAACGTGCCATCCAAGCTACTATCGATACTGCTACACAACCACAACAAATCACTATCAAATGGGACGGATATCCTGCATTGATTTTTGGCCGCGGTCCAAATGGTAAGTTCAGCATCATGGACAAACATATGTTCAACAAAGCGGGTGGCGCAGGACGTAATGTATACAGTCCTGAACAGTTTGCGGCATATGATGAAGCACGTGGTGTAAATCGTGTCAATCTACACAAATTAATTGCTGAAATATGGCCTGGTCTAGAGAAAGCTGATACAGGTAAGGGTTACTATTGGGGCGACTTACTATTCAGTCAACCATTACAACCCGGTAAAGACGGATTGTACAGATTCAAAGCTAATCCCAATGGCATCACATACACCGTAGATCCTAAGAGTGACAATGAGATTGTTAAACTACTACATGGCAAACAAGCAGGTATTGTAGTTCATCAATACATTCCTCCTACAGCACAAACGACGGATGAAGCACAGCCATTGAACGGTACAATTGGAAAATTGAAGAACAACAGCAATGTTGCTATTGTTCCTGCTAAAATGCCTATCACCCCTAAAGTCAAAGTTGACAAGACATTGATAGCTAATGCAAAGAAAAGCGCACAGAAATACGGTGACATTGTATCTCAGTATTTCGAAAATGCTCCACAAGCTAAATCAGCGTTTACTAATCTGTTTACTACATACATTAACAAGAGAATCGTATCTGGCAATCTAAATGACTTGACTGATGGATTCATTCAATTCATGCAAAATCGTCCATTGAGTGGACCTATGCAGAAAAAGTTAATGGGTTATGATACTATCGATCCTAAGACAAACAAGCAGGTACATGTCCCGGGTTATATCGACGGCAACATACCTACGCTACAAGCAATATTTCAACTATGGATAGACGTTTACAATCTAAAAATGAACGTAGTCAATCAGTTAAACAATGCCGCACAGACTAGCCCTATACAAGGTTACCTAGACGATGGAACCAATACACAAGAAGGTTTTGTTAGTCACGGGCTAAAATTCGTAGATAGAATGGGCTTTTCACGCCAAAATCTAGCCGGAAGATAAGTCCAAAACCGACATTTTTTTCAACCAGGACTAAATAAGTGTATGAATCTATACGATTCAAACATTTTAAAGGAAAAATATCATGTCAGGATTTACACGTACTCACGGTGATGCACAACCAGTATTCGCTATTGACGTTCAAAACGGCCCAGTCTCCCCAGACGCATCTGCTAACGGCACAACTACTAACTTTGTTGGTCCAGCAATGGACTTCTTCGGTTTCGACCTAGGTGCTGCTCCTACTGCACAATTGGGCGTTGACGAAATGGTTGCTCAGGTTCTACAATCTATCGAACAACTAGCTACAGTTATGATTTACTCTGTATCTGCAACATCTAACGCAACAAACATGTCTGTTGCTGTTTATCCAGTTGGCGCTTACACAGCGGCTGCTCTACAGACTCAAATTCGTGCTCTAGGTACTGTTAACGGTTACGACCTAAGCGGTGCTTTAGTAACTAACGTTGGTTTCCGTCTAGCTTCTTCAGCTACAAACGCAAGCTAATCAGTTGCTTATCAACAAAGAAATCCGAGATTTATTCTCGGATTTTTTTTGCCTCTAAATATAGATATGAGTTTTAAAGTAAGTTGCTACACACTATTTGATATCACACAGACGGGTGTAGTGAATCGTTCCAAACCCTCTACTATAGAGGATCAGGAACTATGGTTATTTAAACGCAATACACAATGCAACTTTGATACGATATTGCAAGTGGTTTCATTGCGTAGTCAACCAGAAGATATATCTGTACCAAAATCACAAAAGATAAATCTAAGTGAATTTGAAAATTTTGGATTTCTATTAGAAGATGATGAAGAAATGAATTGCTGGTCGTTCAGCTTCACTATACAACATCCTAGTGTATTCTATGATGGCATCAGTGAGCTAGGATCATTGTATTCAGATTGTGAGGGTGTGCCTATGATTAAAACTAACACAGCATGGGACAAACTTCCATCATTCTTGGATTCAAGTGACGAGTTAAGAAATATCTATTTTAAGGTGGTTGAAAATGATTGATGTTGAAAAACAATTTATGAAAGTTATGTCTAAGTATGAATTAGACAAGCTACAAGATATTGCTATTTTTCAAAACGAAAATGGTGTATACGAAGTTTTCAACAGCTATCAGATACACAAAAAGCCGCAAGGTGCTATAGTAAAGATGTACAACGGGGATACCGTAAACACATTTATTAGTTTAAAGAATGCTATTTGCTGGTGCATATTTCACAAACGCTGTAAAGCATCAACCGCAAATAGAATAGCAGAACTAGATTTAAAATTATCAGCAATAGATGTAAGTTTAAACATGCATCAGAGACTGTTCAAAAAGACAAAAGATGCGGATAATAGAATGATTTATTTGGCTAAGTTGAACGAGGACAAGTTCAAAAAACGTCAAATGATACAAGAATTAGACGGTTACATACAAGAATCTAACTATTGGCAACAGAAATTGTACCAATTAAAAACCGACAATAAAAGCCAAAAGTGATAAATACTTTATATTAGTCTTTGGGACCCACAACTATGAAATTAACAGATTTTGATAACAAACCAATCGCAAGCGCACAACGTGCCTTGAAAGAACATTATGGCACATCCATCGATGTTAGCAGAATGTCATATTCACAAGTGCGTGATATGCTTTCTAAAGTGCGTGGCTTAATGAGCGAGTCAAAGCAATCAGCTAACTTTTATGAAAGCCAAGGTAGTGCTTCATACATGAAACTAGTTTTCATGGAACAAGCATTGAGCAAGCAATTTGCTTATCTAAGCACACAACGTCCTCGCATCGTTACAGAGAACGAAGAAGTTGAAAAGTCTCAAGTTGTTCTTGCGGCTCAGGACTTGGTTGACTCTCTACGTAAGATGATTGAAGAAGTTTCTGATATGCTAGTTAAAGAACTACCTGCATTGTCCGATTCTATTCAGTCTGAGATTGGTGTAAACGAATCTGAGCAATTCACTAGCCAAGCTACAGAAGCATTGACTTCATTGCAAGCTACATTAACACAAAGCGAAAGTACAATGAAAGCCGCATTGAACAGCATTACTGGTCAAGGTGGTGCGGAAGCTTTTGGTGCTGATGCAGGCATGGGCGGTGACATGATGGGTGGCGATATGGGCGGTGAAGAAACTGCTGATATGAACGCTGACATTCCTCTGCCAGATGGCGGTGAAGAAGATATCAGTGCAGATATCGAAGAACCAGAAGCTGAGCCAGTCGGTGGCGTAGGCCGCGCAAAACGCTAATATGAAACTTTTTGAGTTCGACGCCAGTCCTCTTTTAGTTAGGTTGGTCGCTAGTACCAGCCAACTAAAAAGCCAGATTGACGCCGGACAAGAAAAACCTAACTGGACTGTTCCAGAACTCTTGAAATACTACAGAGACAATGATATCATTGTTGACAAGTCTGATTTGTATGACATGATTAAAGAAGCTCCACTTAACAAATATATTGCCAACATACAGGGTGACAATGTAGTGTTTAAAGGTCAAGCAATGGGTAATGAGCCTGGCGCTGATGAAAGCCAAAAAATCGTCAATCAAATGGCTCACAATGCAATGAAATGATATCAATAACTGAAAAAGCAGCCAACAAAGTAAAACAAACAATAGCTAAACGAGGTAAAGGCCTGGGAATTCGTATTGGTGTAAAGACCACGGGTTGCTCAGGCTTAGCCTATGTGCTTGAGTATGTTGATACTCCGAGTGAAGCTGATACAGTTATAGATTGCAATGGATGCACATTGTATGTTGATCCAAAAAGCTGTCCCTATCTTCAAGGGATGACTATAGACTTTGTACGCAATGGATTGAATGAAGGATTTGAATTCATCAATCCAAATGAACGTGACCGTTGCGGTTGCGGAGAAAGTTTTAGAGTCTAATGATTACAGAAAAATTTACATACGCCCCACTATACAGAGAAACAATTGACGGATCTAGAAAATATGCGACACCAGACGGCGAGAAATTGCCTAGTGTAACTACTATCCTAGATTTCACTAAGTCAGAAGAATCCAAGAAGGCGCTTAATGAATGGCGCAAGCGTGTAGGCGTTCAGAAAGCAAAAGAAATTACTACAGAAGCCGCGGGTCGTGGTACTCGTATGCACAAGTGGATCGAAGATTACATAAAGACAGGAGAAATAGGTGAGCCCGGAAGCAATCCATATAGTCAGCAAAGCCATAAAATGGCATCATCTATCATCTATCAAGGTCTTGTCAAATGTAATGAGTTTTGGGGCACAGAAGTACCCCTTTACTATCCTAAGATATATGCCGGAACAACTGACCTTGTTGGCGTACATGATGGCGAACCTGCTAT